TTATTCCATACATTACCTTTAAAAGCGTAAGTTCCATAATGAGTTAATGGACTTACAACATCAGCATGTATTTTGCCACCTATCTTTTGCCATAAACGACAAAAAGCATAATCTTCTGATAGATATCTATTACTTTTTTCATCAATAATACAGTCAAAAAATGCGTAACAATTATCACTAGAAAAACGTTCATTGTTAATAATTTGATCTGATGTATATTTAAGATTAGGATAAGCTTCTTTCATTTTATAAAAAACTTCTTTTTTAATACACATAAAACCAGTTGCCGCATCCATTACTTCAGTGAATCCATTTTTAACTGATATATTTAAAGGTTCTGCAAAATTTAAATTATAACCTAAAGCTTTTTGTTCTAAATTTTTAGTTTGTCCTTTTTCTACAAAAGCATCTACTGATTTCCAATCAATAGATTTTCGAGGATATATTCCGCACGCTACATCGTAATCACTATTTAATAATTTCCACACAGCTTCGCCACCAAAACCTATATCGCTATCTATAAACATTAAATGTGTAAATCGACCCGGATCTTTTTCATCAGCATCTAAAAATTGTGTTACTAAAGTATTTCTAGCTCTAGTAATTAAACTTTCATTACCCATAGTATTTAAATGCATTTGAAACTTATATTTATTTGCAGTGGCTACCGTATCTAAAATTCCATGTAAATAAGCTTCTGTAAGTTGACCGCCATAACAAGGTGTTGCGACCATCACACCTAATTTTTTATTTTCATTCATGATGTTACGACTGTAACATTTCCTAGGTCAATTGATAACAAATTTGTGCTAGCTTGTGCGATACCTACATTAGAGACAGAACCTGATGTAGATGGATAAATAAGATTGATTTGATTAGGAACACCTCCAGTTGCAGATAAATTAGCTTGAGGTCTAGCATTTTGTAAAGATTGTGCATCTGTATAATAAGTTAAATCTAATTGGGGCTGTTTGGGTTCAAACTCAGAAGTATGAACTAAAGCTCCTGTCCATTCAAAGACCATTTCATTATAAGGAAATTCCATACCTGAACGATCAGATATAGCTCTAGCATATTCACCACTTGAAAATTTTTTATGAGGTGCTCTATGAGGCTTATTACTTCTATCAGCAAATCTAGGCATTAGTTATAATAACTCGTACTAGGTAATATTCTAGTAGATGGCGAGTCATCTCCTGCTATTAATCTTTCATAAGCTTGTTCATAATCTAATTTTAATTCAGCTCTCGTGTTAATATCTATTCCTGGTCTTTTTTTAGATAAATAATAAGCAAGTCCTGCACACATACATTCAAAAGCTCTAAAGGGTATATCTAAGTTTTGTTCTACTCCGTCAACAGTAGAAGCTGTAATATCTTGAATCTTTCTCATTCGATAATATCTTAAAGTATAAGCTTGATCAGGTGTTGGGTAAATTAAAACTTGAGGTGTATTTAATCTTTGTAAATAAAACTGAGTAGGCCTAGACTGTTGAGTTTTATTAGAGATAGCAGCATAATCATTTATACCTAAACGTGTCATTGAATACTCAGTTGAACCATCTAAGATATTAGCATTAATAATATCTATTGTATCATAATCAAGTGTATAAGTATTCGTTCCCTGAGTGAGAGATAAATCTTTTAATTCAACTGTCCATTGATTGTAACCACGATTAGCCCAATCACTAAACATAATATTTAAACTACGTCTTGCAGAACGCACATCGTAACCTAAAATAGGATCTCCTCCTATTCTATCATATGCTTCCTGTATAACATCGTTTACAGTTAAATTAAATGTTGCTGTACCCGAAGTAGCCATTATGCAAAAAATACTGTTACGCCACTAGCACCATTTGCAGAAATATTAACTTTTAAATTTGTTTCAAATTTAACACCTTCGTCAGGTAAACTTATGTTAATAGGTCCACTATCAGCACTAGCGCCTGTTGTTACACTAAACTTCGTTGTAGCATCATCTACAAAAGTTACAGTTCCTGCTACAGAAGATGGTGTAATAATAAAACCTTTTAATCTTGTCGGTCCACCAAAAGCTGCAACATTAGAACCTTGTGTTGTTACGCTATTTGCAAATATATCTGATCCTGCCATTTTTCCTCCTTATAATAAATTATATTTTCTTAAGTTTTCATATAGTAAAGCAATTCTATCCTTTTGGCTACCAGTGTCTTGGTAATAAGGTGCTAAATATTGCTTAGATGTAACTGAGCTTAAATCAAGTGGTCTAACATTAATATCTACTCCCCTATCACTTAATTTAGGAGTTTTATAAACTTCACCACTAAAACTATCTATTACTTTATTAATATTTTTTAATCTTTTTTCTAAATCAGCTTCTGATTCTTCCTCTTCTTTTTTAGCTTCAGTTTTAACTTTTTCAGCTTCTAGTCTTTTTTCTTCTTCTTCCTCAGCTGTTGTAACAGTATCGTCTTTTTTAGCTGGAAAAATTACTTGACTTCCTTCTAATTCATAATCAGATTCACCAGGTGTTTCTTTAGGTGAATAAATATCTTCTTCATCTTTATCTTTATTAAAAAAATCTCTTAAAGCTGATCCTGCTCTTTTTAATTCTGATAAGTCTATTGCCATATTTTCTCCTAGTTATGAGGGCCCGAAGGCCCTCAAAAAAAATATTAAGTTACGTTATTATTTTGTACATATTGTACTGTAACAATAGCTTCACCATTTGCACCGTCACCATCTGTTGCAGTAAATACTGCTACAACATTAGCGTCAGTAGTTCCGATATCAGCTAAATTAGGAATTGCTGCATCAACTGGAGTAGTTCTTGCTACTGCCTTTGCGTTTGAAGAAGCAATAAATGCTGTACCGTTTGCATCAGTTCCTACTGATACTGTAGCAGCATTAGTGTCATCACTTGCAGTAATAACATCTAATTTAACATCAACGATTTGTGAATTTGCTGGAATAACAGCAACAGTAGTGTTTGCAGTTGCTCCAGTTAAAGCTACTGATTTAGATTGTACCATTTGTACAAAACCAGTATTAAGTACATCTGAACCTAAAGTAGTACCAGTAGTTTCTCTAATTGTACCCGCTTTAATCGGTCCTGAAAATGTAGTTGTTCCCATATGTCTATCCTCCTTTGATAGTCTGCTTTCGCAGTCGTTAGGGTTTATACTAGGCGACTAAAAGCCGCCTAGTATTTAAAAAGGGTTGCTTACGCAGCTCCTTCTGAACCGTAGATAGTTCTCCAGTCAGTAAAACCGAAAGAATATCTTTCTCTAACTTTGTATCTTAGATTACCAGTTTCAAAATCGCCTTCAACAGCTTTTTTCATTGGTGATCTTACAAAGTGTTTCATTCCATCAGGACAATCAGTCATAATGAAGTATTGATCAGGATCAGTTAATCGTTGGTTAACGACTACTCCGCCTGGAATCATACCCATATTTCTCATTGCATTGATATCATTGTCTGCAGTTCCTGGTCTTAAATTAGACTTAAGGATTCTTTCAGCAATGAACACCAATTGAGGTGGAACGATTAGCTTTTGTCCAGATAATGCAATTGGTATACTTCTGTCATCAACTGCAGTTGAGATTTGAATCAGTAACTGCTCAAGAGAAGTTTCTGATAAATCTGCCGCTGTAGATAATGTGTTAGAAGCAGTACCACCGCCACCTAGTGGGTGAGAAGCAGACAATAAAGCCACGCCATCGCCACCTACTGAAGTAGTAGTTGCATTGTTCAAGATGTTAGCACCTTTGATTTCTTTAGTGTGTTGCATTGATCTTGCTAAAGCTCTAGCATATTTTGCACCTAAAGATCCGTATAGACCATCTTCTTCAGCTTCCTCTGTAATAGCGAATGCTAAAGCAACAGTTTCATGTACGTATCTAGATACAAATCCTTCTCTGCCAGATTCATAAGATATTGCAGCACCTTCTGCTTTCGTTGGTGCAGCACCGAAGCCGATCATTTGTACATCTTCTTCGAATGCTTTTTGTGACTGCTCGATAGAGTAGATTGATCTCCATTGTTCTGGATATCTGTCATACTCCATACCAAACACGGTATTTAAACCAAGATTGAGCTGTTTGGTAAATAGTGCTCTATTTAGTGCCATAATTCAATCTCCTTTTATTATACACCTGCGCCAGCAGCACCTACACCGTATAGTGATTTATTAATAACCACTTCTACTTTTGCATCTGCGCCGACAGCGTTGTTTGGTTCATCAACTAATCTTAATATTCTTAAAACTTTAGATGTAGTAGCTAATGTACTAATATCTAATTCGTCTGTAGAATATCCGAATGTTGAATTGTACGTTCCAATAGTAACGTTTGCTAACTCACCAACGTTGGCTGCAGCAAAAGTACCATTACATTGTACTTTATATGTTATGTTTGGATCATCATATACAAGTGCTTTCACAGTTGTGTTTGCTTTCACATCTGTATTTGCGTTCCAAACTTTAGAGAACTTGACGTCTCCTGTAGAGTTTTCAATGTATTCAACTCCATAGAATACACCTAAAGCATTTCCTCCAGCTGTTCCTCTTATTACAGTACCGTCTGTAGTCATAGTAACTAAGTCGCCACTTGCAATATTAGTGCCGTAAGAGTTTGCAATAGGATATTCTTGGGGTCTGATAACTCCACCTGTTAAGTGTCTTAATGGTGTAAAACCATTAGGGGCATTTACATTTGCCATAGTTATAACCTCCTAGTTATAGTTGCGTTTTACTCTTTAAAGCCGCCTCTAGTAACTTCACTCTTGAAGGTCTTTTGTATTGGATTTCCAGGTGACTCAGCTCTGTGGATATCTTGTTCGACTGATCGCATTAAGTTTTCAGTCATTTTTGCGTAATATTCATTACGTTCATTTACCATTTGTTCTGGCATTTCACAGAGTACCATTCCTTCTATTCCAATAAAACCTGCAAACTTGCCATGTTCTATCGTAGCATAAGATTTTCCACTAGTGACCGTTTTAGGATCTCTAGGTTGCCAACCTTCTCGCATACGTTTAGCAACGTTTGTCGGCTGTTCCTGTCCTAAGATCATAGTTGCAATCCATCTTTGTTTGAAACCAGGTCTTGGGTCAGGCGCTTCAAGTAAATTACTTGGCTGCCAATGTGAAACTCTTGAAGATTTTTCTTCTTGAGTTTCGTGTTTTATTTTATTACTCATAATAGTCGTGCTCCTTTCGTTCACGTATTGGTGCTAAAGTTTTTTACTTCTTTAGCAAACCGTTTTAGTGCTGCTTCGTCATTAATATCAATACCAAAATTTCTTGCGGTATCGAGATCATCTTGAGTTAGCTTAACTCGATTACTGTCGGTAGCTTTTTTACGACTAACTCCAGCAACAGGAGACTGCACTCTGTTGTTTTTTTGTACCACATTTTTCTCGTTTTGAGAAGTGTTTTCTTCTGATTTATTAAAAAACTCTAAACCACTATCTTTAAGTCGTTTATTCATTTCGTCATAATAACCAGGATCATTCACATCCCAACCTTCTTCAGTCAATTCAGCATCGATACCATAAGCCATAGCTGTTTCTTTTCTACGACCTGGTTTATTAAACCAATTACTGTTTTCTTTGACCCAATCTGCTGCTAATGGCGGTACTTTTGCGTCATTTTTTTTAACTTTTGGCTTTTCAGCAGAATATTCTTCAGTTTTTGACATTTGATTTCTAATATCAGCCATTTTTTCATAAAGCTCTACTTGTTTATCAGTATTACCTTCTTCAATTGCTGATTTTAGGTCAGAAGAAACTGAAGTATATTGATTTTTTAGAGATTTATTAGCAATTTCAAAAGTTTTTCTTTCAATTTCAGCTAATCTTTGCTCTAATTCAACATTTCTTTGTTCAGCTTCAGCTCTTTTTGCCACTTCTTTAGCAATTCTTTTACGAACTTTTTCAGAATATGGCATATCATCTGAATATTTAGGAACTTTTGGCTTATCTTCTAGCTTAGTTTCCCTTTCATTTTCAAATGTTTTATCTTCTTCTCTTTCAGAAGTTTCAGCTTGTTCTACCAAATCTTCAATAGGATTCTTAGGAATCTCTATTTCATTTTCAGCAGGACTATCATCTAACTTAACTTCTAACTCTTTTCTTTCTTCTTCGATCATAGTTTCTCCTATGTTGTCGTTAGCTTATGCTAACGTATATTATAATTGTTGAGATATTACTTCAGGGTTGTCTAATGTAGCAAGTACCTCATCGTCATTTATTATCACCATTTTGACTTTTTGTACAGATACTTTGGCTCCTGCATATCTACCAAAAACTACCCAATCTCCAACTTTACACCATGGAGCTTTCCTGTCACTATAACATTCTGGTCCCATAGCTATTACTTGACCTACACTATTAAGATATGATTGTGTTTCTTTATTAGAATCAGTCAAATAAATTCCGCCTTTAGTTTTTTCTATAACTCCTCTAGGTCTAATTAAAATTCTATAACCAACTGGTGCTGGTACTTTTTCAGGAGTAGGCACATCATTATCTGTTGCCCATTGTTCATTACTAATCATCTTCTTCTATTATTCCTTTCTGGTATTTTTCTGTTGTTTCATTAATAATTTCTAATGCTTTATTTAAACCTTGTGACATACCATAAACACGTTTAAATTCTTCTATGTTATCTACACCTTTAGACAACAAATTTTTACCTAATTCTGAATTATAATTTTTTATGTTCTGTCTTATCGCCTGTAGTAGTCGTTCCATCTACACCTTTCATAAAGAAATCTAAAGTTTCTTCAAAGTTTTTTTTAAGTCCATCTGCAGCAATTGCAAATAATTTTGGTTTAACATATTTAATAGAAATTTTATGATTTTCTAAAAACTTTTTTGCTTGTCTTACTTTTTCGTTTGGTATAGCCATTACTTATCACGTCTTGCAACTTTAGAAGCTGTCTCAACTATCTTAGCTTTAGTCTCAGCATCTTTTCTTGCATTAACTCTTTCTTTATCTTTTACACCTTCAGCAAATCTAGCTTTTCTAATATTTAATTCTTCAGCTTTTAATTGTAACTGAGCTTGCTTCTCTTGCATTTCCATTGCCATTTTTTGTTGTTCTGGTGATGGTGGCATACTACCCATTAAACCCTGAGCAGCTTGTGCTGCAGCTGCAGCAATTCTATTTTCTTGTTCGATAGGTATTTCTTTAGTTTCTTCTTCTCTAAATTCTTCATTAAATTGACCAGTAGAAGTAGGTACACCTTCTGGTACTTGAGCTTGCATTTGTTGTTGATATAAAAATGCCATATGTTGACCAATATGAGCTAACATTTGTCCGTATAAAACTTGTTTAGCTTGTTCATTACCACCAAATCTTGGATCATTAATAAATTGTTGGTGTACAGCCATATGTGCAGCATGATCTTGTTCTTCAAATACTTTAATTGGTTTACCATTTAATAGAGCCATATTTTCTGATACAGGATCTCGTCTAGGTGTATCTTCATCTTCAATCATTAAATCTTGATATTCAGGAATATTTAAAGCTTGTAAAAATCTTCTGTAAGCTTCTTTAGTATCTATAATACTAGGTGCTTGTTGTGCTAATTGTAAACCAGTTTGAGCTAAAGCTATTCTTTGAGCTTGTGAAAATATATTAGGATCACTTACAGGAACAACATTAATAGCCGAATCAAAATCTTTTCTTCTTATTTTTTTAGTTTCACCTATAACTTCATATGGATATTCATCATCTAAATATTCTCCATTTAATTGATATATTAATTGGAATTCTCTACCTTGAGCTTGATGTAATCTTTTATGAATTGCTGAAAATACTTTACTACCTTGTTCGATAATTGCGATAGTTGTACCAACAGGACCTGATCCAGCTGATTCACCTACCATCGCATCAGCAATTGATGCAAATCTTCTCCCTGATTCTGTTAGAACACCTAACAATTGTAAAAGAGTGGGTGAAGGTTCTTTAAAGGGAAGAGGTATAAATGACTTACGAAGATCATCTCCATAAGCTTCGACTTCTACCCACTCTCCAGGGGAAACTGTTATATCACCGCCTTCTATTCTTGCACCTTTAGCTCTAAAGCCTCCATTTAAATTTGCAAATGCTGCTGAATCTAATAAAGCTCTAAGTGCTCCAGTTGAAGCGTGTTGTAAACCACCAATAGATTGTATTAAACCAAATCCATAAAATCCTAGACCTGGTAAATATTTATAATGAATAAAATAAGTTCTTTTTCTTTTTAAAGTATCATCTTCTTTCCAATTTCTTCTAATAGATAATACTTGTGTTGAATCATAATCAATAGTTACAATATATGGTAAAGCTAATCCATCTTCATCTTCACCAATATCTAAATCAGCATGTACTTCTAGTAGTGTATGTGTTTTATCTGCAGATGAAGGTGTCATACCTTCTAGTCTTTGCATAGTTTGTTCTACAGTTCCTTGATCTTTTCCATCATCTTCACTTTTACTTAAAGCTATATCTTTATAAAATCCTGATATTTGATGTTTTTTAATTTCATTACGAGACATTTTCATTACTTGTGTATATCTCTCTGCTGTTTCTAAATCAGTATTTTGATATGAAATTACAAAATCTTCTGCTGGTACAAATTTACTACAAATTCTATCTAATGTATTATCAAAATATATTTTTTTAAAAGCAGATCCTGCTAATGCTAAATAAAATAACATTTGATCAAGTTCATTAAAGTAATCTCTTATTTGACTTGTAACTTGGTAATTCATAAAGTCTTGAACACGCTGAGCTTGTTCTATTTTTTTATCAGAAGTTCTACCCATAATTTGAGTTTTAACAGGACCACCTGATGGAAACATTTCAGCTACAGCTCTAGCTTGAAACTGAGTTGCTGCCTCTGACATTAATGGATGATGAACACCTGAAGCTCCCGGGAAAGGATCATTTCTATCTTCAACAACTACGCCTAACATTTTTAATCCTTTAGCGTATTGATCTTCCCATTCTTTTCTTGAAGACTTATCATCTTCATAAGCTTTAATTAAATCTTTACCAATACCTCTTACTTCTAATTCATCTAATTCTTCTGCTAAATTAGAATAGTGATTTGATTCAAAAGCTTCTTCTTCTTTTTCTGTTTCTTCTTGATCTACATCAACTCTAACTTTTTCACCATCTTCGTTAGTGTATTCAAGTTTCTTTTTTTCTAGTTCTACTTCTAGTGCCATTATGCTGTTCTCTTTTTAGGTTTCTTTTTTCTTCCATCTGCTCTTCTGTTTTTATCTTTTTTACCTTTTAAAATATCTTTATCAACTTTTGCAGCTTTACCACCTGTTAATGCTGAATTAACTCTTGCCATAGCCCACGCTTGAGGACTAACACCTTTTCTATGACCGCTTGTTCTATATGCAGCTAAACCCCTGTTATAAATTTGTCTAATTTTAGAAGCTGACACTCCTGATTTTTTAGCTTTATTTTTAATTGCTGTAGAAGTTGAGCTCATCCGTACATTTCCTTAAACTTTTTATTATGTTTACTTTTCTTTTTAGAACCTACAAATTTTCCACCTTTTTTATCTCCAGGTAAAACTCCAGATCCTTTAGTATTTTTATTTAATCTTTTTAATGCAGCTTTTCTTTTAGCTCTAAGCTTACCAGATGTTCCAGCTAAATATTGTTTTTTAACTTTTTTTCTATTTGGTTTACTCATAGTGTTTCTAAATCCTGTTCTTGTAAGCACTTATTTAGGAAATCCTTTTCTCATATTCTTGTAAGCTTTTTTGGATATAGTAGATTTTTTCTTACTTCTACTTATACCTTTCTTACGTCTTGCGTTGATGTTTGCATATAATCCTTTTTTCATTCCATTCTATACCTCCTGGTGCATACCATATCTATCCTAATAGATATATAAAACAAAAATATTGATTTTAAAAGTGTTTATTTAGATTGAATTATTTTTTGAATACTCTCTGATCCATCTATATTTTTAACGATTTCTGCTTTAACTTCACCACACATAAATTGTTTATTAGCCATATCCATATTTCTAGAAGCTTCTCTTTTCATCTTTAAACAAGTTGAAAGACTATCTTGTATTCGATGTTCTACAAGTTCTCCATTTATAAACAAACATAGTGCAAATACTAATTTTATCATTAATGATTCCCATTAAGTTTACCAATATTAGCTCTAACGCTATCTTTTAATTTTTCTGTATCTACTCTTAATCTTTCTACATCCATTTGTAGTCTATTAATATTGACTTTATTATTCATCATATCATCAACTCTAATTGTTAATTTTTCTAATCCTTCTGCTATATGTTCTAACAACATAAACTGTTCTTGGTCAATTGGTTTTTGTGCTGATGCTTCTAATAAAT